GTTGCTTGACCCGCCTTCTTTGGAGGCAGTTATTTGCCTGCGTCAGATTACTCTGATGTGGGCGAAGATACTGCCTGATTCTTCTCCTGGACTGGAGAAGATCCAGTGCACTCCCGCAAGGGTGCGCGCTGCCATCGATAGATGGGTTGAGTGTGAGCAGGATGTACGTGAGTCGTTCGAGAAATTACTCCTCTCGGAAGAGAGGCTTCTCGAAGATTTCCGTTCCATAGGGAATCTGCTCTGGCGAGACTTCTTCACGTCGATAGACAACCGTCTGTACGACGAGATGCTCTTTCCAAAGCACGGCCCAGGTGCGACCGCCGACAAGCTTCGCGGCAACGCGAAGTATAAACTTGACCGGTGGTCCAGGAGGCTGGAGGAGGCGTTCCCACACTGGGAGTACCTCATTCCGAATCCCACCTCTCCAGAGCAGCTCAAATCGCTCCGGAGCGTACAAATCCTCGAACCTCGGGACGAACAGCCCGTCAGGGTTGTCACTGTCCCTAAAACGCTGGATACGCCACGAATCATCGCCGTTGAACCGTCCTACATGCAGTATATGCAGCAGGCGGTTCTCGCGATGATGGTGCAAGAGATCCCGTGCTTTTACCAAACGCGGGAATTCATGCAATTCGTATCTCAAGAACCAAACCAACGGCTCGCGAGAGAGGGCTCCATCACTGGGGACCTCGCCACACTCGATTTGAGTGAGGCTTCGGATAGGGTATCCAATCAGCATGTACGACTCCTTGTAGAGAAACATCGGTGGCTTTCACAGGCCCTCGATTCTACTCGCAGTCTGACGTCTGATGTGCCTGGCCATGGTGTTAAACGCTTGGCCAAGTTCGCGTCTATGGGTTCGGCTCTGTGTTTCCCTGTGGAGAGCTTGGTCTTCTTGACCTTGGTATTCGTAGGGATTCAACAGCAGCTCAACAGACGCTTGACCGATCGGGACCTTAAGTCCTTTGTCGGTCGGGTGCGTGTCTACGGTGACGATATAATCGTCCCCGCAGAGTATGCGCTATCGGTGTGTCAGGCTCTCGGTGCTTTCGGGTACCGGGTAAATGAGCACAAGTCCTTCTGGAACGGTAAGTTCCGGGAGTCTTGTGGAGAGGATTACTATGCGGGGACGTCCACGAAAGTGGTACGTCTCCGCACGCTTCTCCCTGACAGCCGACGACACGTTCGAGAGATTGCAGCTACAGTCAGCTTCCGTAACCAGATGTACAACGCTGGCTGGACACTGACAGCATCTTGGCTAGATAGTTTGGTTATGCGGTTAATCCCGCTCCCTTACATTCGAACCGAGACGCGAATTGACGAGTGGGTCGGGGACTTCGTCCTCGATCCAAAGGTCATTGCTGCATCCCCTCTCCTAGGTCGTCATGGCAGCCCAAAGGAGGTCTTCTTCCAAGAGGATCTCCGCTATGACGAGGAGTTGCATCGCCCAGTGGTAAAGGGCGTACGACTCGCACCCAGGATTCCAGAGTCACCTCTGGACTCTTACGGTGCCTTGATGAAGTGGTTCCTGGTTACAGATTCTCCTTTCTTTATGGAGGGGTTACCACGTGGAGACATGTGGTGGGAGACCGAAAGGTCTCCTCTTGACCAGGATCACCTAGAACGTGCCGGACGTGCCAGCTCCGTTCAGATCAAGACTGGATGGGACAGCCCCCTTTAACCAGAGGGGGCCGTGCGGGTTGTAAGGCCCGCTGAGGGAGCCTCCTGGTGCTCTCTTTCAGAGAGTACCATCGCCGGTGTGAAAGCCGGCGTGGAGGCTCTGGGG